TCCCCCGTCGTACGATCGAACCCGCCAGCAGGCGGCGTGCATTTCGCCGTCAGGACCGTGAAACCATCTTCGAGGTAGACGCGAGCGAAGATCTGCGTCGCAGTAATGTCTACCGGAACCTGCCAGCTGCGGACTACCTTGGGAAATCCAGGAGGTGTTCTCATTGTGCTACCCTTTCAAATTCATGTGCGAAGAAAGGCGGGAGACGTGAAGTCCCCCGCCGTCAGTTCATGTTATCCCGCAACGATGGAGCCGTCGAATGCGCGCCAGTCGGTGATGACTGCGCCGTACTCATGGCGAATCTTGTACGTGATCTTGTCGTTCGTGAACAGGGACCCGACGTTCGGGATGTCCGAAGCGAAGAGTTCCGGTGTCTCCTGGCCGTTGATGAAGCCAACCTCAAGACCGAGAACGTCTTGGGGATTCGCAACCAGAACCCAGTCTGTCGCATCGGTCCAGTAATCGACGACAATTGTGGCGAGATTCAACTGCTGCAGGAAGGTCGGCACGCTGTTGTACAAGCCGTAAGCGGGTTTCGTGAGCGCATAGGCCATCCCCATTAGATCAGATGGAACGACAAGGTACTGCGCCCGGATGCCGATCGGCTTTGAGTTGGTGAGTTGTTTCTGCTTGCGCATCCTCAGCGCTGCGGCAGAAAGCGCCACTCCGTCGGAAGCCAGCGCAGCGGTCGCCGTGTTGTAGTGAGTGGCAGCGTAATACAGAGCCTGGCTGTCATAGATGGTTCCGTTGATAGCGGGCTTGATCAGGTCATAGACGAATTCGTGGAGCGTCTGCGCTGCTGCACGCGCCATGCGTTGCGGGATTCCGGAGATCGCCTTGAGATCGTCGTTCATGATCATCTCTCTGGTGAGATCTTCCGTTCCACCACGCTTTGCCGGGCTGTACGTTGCTTTCTCGTCGCCCGGGCTTGTGAGCGGTTGATAGCCGTTCCCCTGGTTCACGATCGGCAAGTTCGAATAGCCACCGTACCGCACCCTTTGCTGCTGTTTGAAGTCGTTCAACGGAATGACGTCGACAAAATTGCGCCACGTATCTAAGGCCATCAAGTTGTAATCCCGGACGAGGCGTTTGTTCATCGCAGTCGAAACGACATTCGTCCAGTCGGTCGTCGCCAAGGATTCTGTGAAACGTTGCCGGCTGACCTTCCCGGAGATCTCAACGTCCCCGGTGAGTTGGATGTACGCTTCCTTGAACGACTTGAAGGGCGGCGTATCTTTGTAGGGTTCCATTTCCTTTGCCGTAACTCCATGCGCGCGGCTCATGAAGAACCCTTCGATTCCAAGCGCCACCTTGTCGATCCCTTCCATACCCATGCGGACATCGAGGCCGCGGTTGTCGACGTTCGATTCGACGAACTTCGAGAACGTTGCACGAACGCTCTTAATCGTCGCGTCCACATCGGCCGCTTCGAACTTCCTATCCTTGAGGAGTTCACGAACATGCTCCTGAAGCGGAACCGGCAACTTGCTCTCTGTCAGTTTCATTGCAAGAACGTTCGATCGGTTCGACGCCTCAAGCGCTTCAATCTGCTTGCTGAGGTTCGTTGCCGATTCCTGCATCTTCTGGACGTCGAGTTCGATATGATTGTCCTCTTTCTTCGCCGGAGTCTTCGGTGGCGTCATTGCCTTGTCGATAATCGCGGTGAGCTTATCGATCGTACTGTCGCCTGATCCGGCAAGGGACTCGCGAATCTTGGTCAGCTTCTCGTCGATCATCTTCTCATCGAGCTGCGCGCCATCCGGGAGATGAAGCCTCCCCTGCGGCTTGTCCGCTTCGAGCAGATGAGTGAAAAGTTCGTTCTCGTCGATCGCAGCCAGGTCGACTTGCTTGCTCTCAAGGAACTTGGGGTAGAGCAACGCAAAAAGTGCCATCAGTTTCTGTCTCATACCGATACCTCCCTGTGTATTGTCACTGTGATTTTCCGATGCAACCATTCTGAGGAATTTCCCGCCCGCTGCTCCACGTTCCACCACATCGACTGCGGCACGGTCAAAGCTCTCCACGATCGGTGAGGGTTTCCCCTCATAGGTCCCTTGGTAGCCTTTGCCTGACGCGTCGATTGAGAGTTCGTAAGCCGGGGGTAAATTCTTGCTTGCTGTGTGATTCAAATTCTCCTTCAGCCAGGAGGCCGAAGGGAAAATGTCGAGATCGCCACGAAGTTCCGAGTCAGTCACGCGGACGTTCGCGATCGATCCAACGATGTCTCTCACAGACTTCGAGTTCGGATTCTTCGCGTGACCCGCATCGTCTGTCGCTCTCAGGGCATAGACCCTCGCCCCTTCGAACACAGACAGACTCCTCACGGCCGCTTCCTTGGTGTAGACGTAGTGCGGAGGACGCGAGGATCGACCGAAGGCCATAATGGTGACTTCCCAGGTCCCACCTGTCTGGCCCTGAGAAAGCGCACCGGCCTCCAGCAACTGTCGGAAGATCTTGGGCTTCACTGGTTATTCCGCCTGCGGGAATTTCTTGTATCCGATATGGGGGCCCTCGAAGACAACCGAGTGCTTTCCAACCGTGATGATGGTGACTTCCTTCTCACCAAGTCTCCCGGCCAGTTCAGCGACGCCCTTCTTGAATTCATCCGGGCAATCACCGATCACCTTTGCGGATTTAGACGGTTCATCTGCGACGACTTCCGCGAAGTCCGAAACATCCAGATCTGATCTCTTTGCCATAACAAACCCCTTATGACTGGTGGAAAATGAAATAGGCGAGCCAGAGTCCGCGCAGTGTTCAACGCGGTAATCTGATTCGCCTAAATAGCGCCGCATCGCTGCGGTCGTCTACCCGGTGGCCTGACTCCTCAAAGCCTGAATCGTTGATGCAAAGATACTACGGGCTCATCGGGCTGACAATGGAAACCTTAACCTATGGCCATATTTATTTTTAGTCGCCCTGATCAGCGAAGCGACCAACGAGGGGGATCGCGGTACATCTACAGTTCACCGTTTCACCCGCCGGAAGTTCTGGATCATGAGGCCCGTCAACGAGATACATGACTCCGTCGCCTCCAAGAAGTTTGAACTGCTCGCTCGCCGCGACTGTCACGCCGTTCAAGGCGAGATGCCCGGGCCGCGGAATACCTACGTGTGCATGCAACCATTGCTTCTGCAGGTCCGGGATCTGCGTCTTCGCTTGGTCAATGCGTTCGATCGTCGCTAAGCTGCTTATTCTTGCAACCTCAGTGCGGAATATGATATCGGCCCGATTCGCGATACTCCCGAAGACGGACGGGTTATCAAGATTCGTGCCAATCGCCTGGATGACTTGGTCGACGGACTTCTGTCCGAGGACTGCGAGTGAGATCTCCGACGTGATGCGCTGTCGCGCGTAATCGGTCAACCCGCCGATCAGTTCCGCTCCGTAACTCTGCACCTGGCCGAGCGTTCGTTCTGAAAGGAATGGAATCGATAAGTGCAGTCCCGCCGCGTCCACCGCCTTGTCGACAACCGTTAACCCCTTCACAAACAGACGCCGCTGATTGTCTGAGAGGACCGCCTCGAACCTGGCCTGATAGATCTGGAGAATACTGGAGACCTGGCTTTTCACGGTCGCCATCGTGACGGGGGAGAGATTGTTCTGCACTATCGCAAGAACAACCTCCCGTCTGAGCTTGTCGACCAGGGCGAGGAATTCCCCCGCACCAGAGTTCTCCGCCTGTCTGATGCCAGCAAGAGCATCGAGGATTTCTTTGTTTGGGGTTGGTCCGGCCATGTGTCAACTCCTACTTTTTCACCGGGACCGGGGCGACCGCAGGAACAGCCGGAGCGTTCATGCCAATCACACCTGCCGCCGGTGGCACGTTCTTGTAGGGATCCGTGGCGTCATTCTCCGCATTGTCCTTCGTGATCTCATCAACGGTCTCATCCGGGCTCACTTCGATCCCCATGCGCTCCAGTTGCATGTCGACAACCTTCTTCGCGGTATCGTCCGACACCCAGTTCTTATCCGATGCAGCGATGAGCGCTGTGACCGTCTGTTGCAGGCCCGCAGCGATCAGAGCCGTGTCCTTCCGCTCGAAGTCGAACAGAGATACCTCTACGTCCACGTATTCGTCTTCCTCCAGGGTGAGCGTGCGAGCGATCTGCGCCTGGTCAGTGGCGAACAGGACCATGTCCTTCACGATCAGGCGGATAACCTTCTGCGTGGCTTTGAGCATGCGCATCGTGGGAATCGCCATCTCAGCGGCCGAGGCGCGATTCGAGTCCAGGCCGGTCCCGAACCAGGTCATCGGATAGCCCTTCGCTCCGACGATGAAGCTTTCAAATGCAAGCAACGCACGTTCGACATCGGTCGCTTTAAGATCCGGCGTGACGACATCGTACTTCACTTTCTCGTTATGGACCTTCACCGAGGCGTTGCGCGGCGTTGTCGTGTTTACTGCTTCTTTCTTGATATCCTCCGGCGTTGCCCCGGTCATCTCTTTCGTGTAGAAGAAGTTATTGCGGAGCCGAACGCCTTCGATCGCGTCGAATGTGAACTGATCCAGAGAGTCCAGCCAATCAGCCAACTCCAGTAGTTCCCCATGCCCGCGCGTTTGGTTAGCGATGTAGTTGATGCGCCAATAGAACGCATCGCCCATACGTTTACCATAGGTTGGGGAATTCGGATCGTTGTCAACGCTGATGACGTTGAGCACGATCTCGTCCGTCGAATTCTGCCCGCTCATCTTGAGCTGTTTGATGGTCCGGATGTTCTTGGGATCTGTGATCGTCTGCTTGACGTTGATCGGGTCCATGTACCCGAACTTCACAGCGCCATCGCCAGAGATCGACCCGTCCTCAGCGGCCTGGGAGCGGACGAACGCCGGCACGATCAACTCGCCATTCAAGAGCAGGTCCTGAGCGAAGATCGCCATGTCGCTCTCGAGGCGGTTATCGGGATCCGCTGCGCAATCATCCCAGATCTTCTGTGCGTCCAGCTTACCTGTATCTGTGTCGGGCCCGGTCGGGTTCCGTTTCTTGATCTTGACGGCAACACTGAAGTCGTCGCCAGTGCAGAAGTCCTTGGGGATATCGATGAGCCGTCGGGCAATGGGATTCCGCTGCCAGAGGTAAAAACTCATCTGCACGCCCTTGTCGTACTTGAAAGGAATGAGATCGCGGTTGCTCTGCGAGATCCGACGGAACGAAGTATCGGTTGCGTCTTCGTACGCGACCGCTTCCCTCATTTCGATTTGTTACTTTCCCCCGAAGAGGACGAGTGTAGCTTCTCTGAATCTTCCCATGTTTCCTCCTTAAGATTTTATCGTTTCAAAGCCCAGCCAGCCTCAAGATTTTCGTTATAGAGAATTGCGAAGCATCCGAGACAAAAATCACCCAATCCAGTCTCGACCCAGGCATCCATACATTCGTTGTTGCTAGCATGGATTGTTCTGCTGCACCTTTCGCATATCAGTCTCTCGTGCGCTTTCGGATGATCTTCTGGTAATTCGTCCGACACGAATGAATGGATTAACGGTTCCATAGTTTCCCTCACCATGTTCGTCTCCGCTCTGCGAGGATCGCAGAATTGTCGGACCGGAGATTCTGTGACCCGGGCCGCCCGTTACCTGGATCCACTCCGTCGCTTGAAGCAGCGACGCCGGTCCTGCGCGAACGAACCCAGTTCCAGTAAACGACTGCATCCCCTTTGTTGGGACTGCGCCCGAGCTTCTTCTTCATCTCTTCTTTTGGCTGGACAACGATCTTGCCGTTGCGGGTCCCCCATTTGGGCGTCATGAGGTCGGCAAAGAGCGATTCATCATCCGGGAAGCATAAGGTCGAATTCGGATCCTCGAGGTCCACCCTGAGCTGCCACCACATCTGCGAGCGCAGGTTGTCGAACTGTTCTGCCAGCTCCCGCCCGTCGGCATAGATATCGACCGGCTTCTCGCTTGAAATGATGTTCGTGATCTGCGCGCCGAGGCGTTGCAGCTCGTTGACCGTCCCAGCGCCGACGCCCACACCATCGACGGCAACCATTGCTGGGGCGATCGTCATCCTCTTCATCTCCGCAAACACGTCCGATCCCAGCCGATTCGCATTCGGGCACTGGAAGTCTTCCACCTCGAGCAGGATAGATCCTTGTCCGCGCGCGATCGCAGCCTTGTCGCCATCTTCAGAGTTTGCTACGTCCACTCCAAGG